CGGATCGTCCGGGCGCGGGTCGAACGACAGGCACCCTACCAAATAACGGGATCATGCAAAATGAACGGCGGGGAAGTCAGACCAATGACGAACCCGCAACCCCCGAAGCCGCCCAATGGCAAGGCTGGGGCACCGCGCTCAAGCCCGCCTATGAGCCGATCGTGCTATGCCGCAAACCGCTATCCGAGCCGACCGTCGCGGCGAACGTGTTGCGCTGGGGAACTGGCGCGGTGAATGTTGATGGGTGCCGGGTCGGCGACGAGGTGCGCGTTAACCCCGCAGCGGCGAATAAAGCCGGTGGCGCGTCTCTGAATATGTCCGCGGTCGGGATGCCGGAAGGTGTAGCTGGTCGCGAGGCTGTTGGTAGATGGCCCGCAAACCTTTGCCACGACGGCTCACCCGAAGCAACCGCAGGCATGGGCGACGCGCAACGCTATTTCTACTGCGCCAAGGCGAGCAAGGCCGATCGCAATCGCGGCCTGGACGATCTCCCCGAGCAGCCCAGCGCGGCGAGCGAGTTTCGCCCGAACCACGCCGCCAAAGCCGAAGCGGGGGAGAACGGCAATCCCTATGGCCGATGGTCCCCCGTGCGCAACACCCATCCGACGGTGAAGCCGACCGCGCTGATGCAGTGGCTCGTGCGCCTCGTCACCCCGCCAGGCGGCACCGTGCTCGATCCGTTCATGGGTAGCGGTTCGACCGGAGTGGCCGCCGTGCTTGAGGGTTTCGACTTTATCGGTTGCGAGATGACCGACGGGTATGTGCCGATCGCAACGGCCCGCATTGACAATGCGGTCAACGCGCGCTACACCCTCGAACCATGAACGCTAAAAACCGCATCCTCAATAGCGCGATCCTGCTCGCGAAGCAGTACGGCTGGCGCAATCTGAAGCGCGACGTTGTGGCGAAGGAAGCCGGCAGCGCGACCGGCTCAGTGAACCACTATTTCGGCACGATGGAAGACCTGCGAACCGAGGTGATGCGTATCGCCGTGGAGCGACGTATCGCGCCGATCGTGCTGGAGGGGTTGGCTGCGAAGCATCCTATCGCGCTGACCGCGGACCACGACCTTAAGGCTGAGGTGTTGCTTAGCCTCTGATCTTAGACCCCGCCGGCCTCTCGATGTGAACGGTCCGCGCAACCTAGTAGCGAAGCACACTGTGCGGGGTCACTCACTCATCCCACAGATTAACCCAGATGCGACCGACACGCTCAGCATACCTTACGCACGCTCCGGTTCCGCCGTCTGAGCCGTCCCATAGCGCGCACAGTAAATCGCTCTGATCGACCATCCACTCGTTGCGCCAGTGCATCTTGCGAACGCTATAGGCGCCGGGGCTGACGATAACCACGCTATCGGCGCGGGCGAGCAACCGCCGGTATTGCGCGCGGCTTGCGTCGGGCCATCGGCTCTCTTGGCCTTCGAACGGAACTGCGGCGCACCAGGGGACGCCTAGCCGCGTTGCGGCCTCGGCAACTGCTTGGTCCCATCCTAGCGCCATGCCGCTTATGACGGTGTCGGGCTGCAGCGCATCGAGCCACCATGTCGCTAGCCGCGTGAGTGGTTCGTGCGTGGCGTAGCCCCCGAGTTTGTCGGGGCGGTGGCCGGTGAAGCTGGCTATCACTCGACGACCTTATAGAGCCGCTCTTTGTATCGGCCGAAATAGTTGGGGTGCGTTCCCGCTTCAGGAATACCAGCCAATCGCTCTCGACGAGGGAGAACCATTCGCGCGCTGAGATTGAATTTCGGGTATTCGCCAAAAATTTCCGGGTGCAAATCGGCCGCAACAATCACGTCGTCGGTCGAGACGTAATACCCCGCCCACGATTCAATGATGTGCTTTTGCGCTCGAAACGATGCGCGCGGATTTTCGATCCGCTTTTGCGCGTCGAGCCATTCATAGGCGCAGCGAACGGCGGGCGGGTTAACCTCGAGACCCAATCGCTTAGCGGCTGCGTTAATCTGTCGGGTGATAATCATTTGCCTGCCTCCTTCAGCGGAACCACATTGTCGGGCGCGTCGGCGCCGAGCGCAGTAGCCGCGGCGATCGTGTCAAGTGTGATTTCGTTGTCCCATGAACCCCGCCAATATTTCGTGCGGCGGTCCGTCCCGTGGCGGAACTGCTTTGCTTGCCAGCCGTTGCGCTTCATAGCCTCGCCCATCTTGACCTGCGAACCGTGGCGGCGCTCGATCGGCACCCCGAGCAAAGCCCATACAACCGAACTGTCGATGCGGCCCGTCAACCCGCCTAGTTTCTCGCTGAGCACGTCCGCGTAAGGGTCGTCGATCATGCGCATCATCTGCTCCTCGGCGGCGGCTTCATATAGCGCGGGGTCAAGTCGGATGCTCTCGCCTGCGGCTTCGCGGACTGCTGCCTCGGCCCATAGCTGGTCGCGAACCGAGATGACCCAATCAATGTCAATTTCGTGCGTTAAAGCTATGGGCCAGAAGCGGCGGTTGCCTGTCGGGTCGCGAAGGTATTTTTGATTGTTGACCGTGCCGGCGAACACGCACTGACGATAGACATCCTCGACGTTCCGGCCATATGCCGGGCGCGCGCGATCGTTGGCGCGCGACAGCATCGCCTTGACGCCTTCGACCTCGCTCTTGTTCATGTTGCTCATCTCGGGAGCCTCCGCGATCCAGATGCCGCGCAACGCCTCCATGACGTGCTTCGTGTCCATCCCCATCGTGAGGCAGTCGGAAAACCATTTAGGGTTCGGCGGTAGCGCCTTCAGCAGTGACGACTTGAGCAGCCCCTGCGGCCCCTCGAGCACCACCATTTCGTCGAACTTCTCGCCGGGGTTACGAACGCGCCGAACGGCGGCGACGAGGAACATGCGACTAATGGCCCGGTTAAACGGCGTGTCGGCCGCGCCGCCGGCTTCGATTAGCCACGTCTCGCAGCGGTCGACCCCGTCCCACTGACCCTGCGCGGTGTCGACATAATCCTTCACTGGGTGGAACCGATTCTTATAGGCCATGTATCGGATGACCTCGCCGAAAAATATCTTGTTGATCTTGAGCGAGGTGATCGCCGAAATTTCGAATAGCAAAGCGCGCTCGGTGTTGTCAGTCAGCGGCTCCCCGTTCAGGAGTATCGCGTCCTTGAATTCGTCGTACTGCAGGCTCTCGCAATGCGCGCGAACCATCATTTCGATATAGAGGTGGTTGCCCTTGTCGACGACCATTGCCGTCGCGCCCAAGTCGTCGGTCGCATGGCCTGGACGGGGTGGCGGGGGCACAACGATGACCGGCGGCTTTGCGCGCGACCGCTGTTGCAGCACGCCCTTAACCGTTGAGCAAGCGTTCGTTATGGTGCGCTCGATATAATCGCGGCGGTCCCACTTGTCGCGAACCAACGGGCTGAGCCGCATGATACGCTCCATTCGCTCGCAGTTTTTGCCGGTGTAATATGCGAGGAAAAAAGCCAGTGCCGAGTCGACCGCACTAGCGTCGTAACCTTTCGATCCCTCTTTGCTCTTGTCGGGAAAAAACTTTACGAACTGGTCCTCGTTGAACTCCCAAATATCCTTGAACGACGCTTTCGAGCCCAACGCAGCATCGCCGCTTCGCCGCTTCAGCGCCATCTTGATAATCGCATCGTCATCGTCCGGCCCGGCCCATTCCTCAACCGGAACGTCGGTCCAATCGGCCGACCCTTCGCCGCCCGACTTAGGCGCAAAGAACCGAGTGGCCACGTTGGTGATTTGCTCGCTGCGGTCGCATAGCACATCGCCGGACGCATGGTTAAAGGTGAGCGCGCAGAATCTCCCATCGCTATATAGTTCGAGCCCCTCGGCCTTATTGCCGCTCGAGTGCGCGGGACGCGCGCCGGTGCCGATGATGTGCAGACCGTCGCCGCTGCTGGATATTTCGATCGCCGCGCCGCTGAGCAGAGCGGTCAACTCGCGGGCGCGGTCGCTCCATACCCCGTCTTTGAAATGGTGGTCCAAGTCGAGGAACCAAAACGGGTCGGTGTCCGAGAAGCAAAATCCCACGCCGTCCATCTTGAATTTGATGCAGGCCGCGTAGGCTTCCTCGTAAGTCACCCACGCGGTGCGATCGGTCGAGCCGCACGCATAGCCGGTCTTAGGACTGATGGGGGTCTTGTCCCACTTGCCCCGTGTGGCGCTCCAGTCGCGGCGATAGATGATGAATTGGGGGTATTTGTTCCAACCGGCGAATGCGGCGGGGAGGTTGCAATGCCCGTTCATAGGCACTATAGAATTGGTCATCATGCGGCTCCGCTACAGTCGTCTTGATAGGGCGGGTCGAGTGGAGGCTAACCACTCCCCGCCCGCCTTACCTACCCCCCTCACCGCGGTAAATCAAGACCGTTCAAAACGCCCTCGCCTAGTCCGAGCGATGAGAAGCGCAGGACGGTCGGCGCGCCCGCCAAAGCCTCGCAAGCGGCCCGCAACGTGACGCATTCGTCATAGGGGGCCGGGCCGTATAGAACGATGGACTCGCTCCAGTCGTCGGGGTCGGTCATTATATACATGCGCGAGGGGTCGGGGTCGCCCTTTTTGAGCACTCGGCAGCCACCCGTGTTCGTCTGCTGGACCGTTACGCCGCCATGCCGATAGGCCGCCATGCGGACGTTGTGAAGCGTTACGGACGGCAATAAAACCGAATCCCCGACCGCCATATGTTCGAATGGATACTTGCTCATAATTTACCGGTCATACCGCTCGATAATTAACGATGCAAGGGGCTGGATGACAGAAAATTATAGAGTTGTGCGTTTTTAATCACTTGGCGCAACTGTGTCATCCAGTCAGCCGTCAGCAACCCACTTCGCAAACTCTTTACAAATATACATGTCCCACCCCGCTTAGGATGTATAGATAAGAATCTCTTTTATATAGAATATAGTTGACTGACTGGGTGACAGAGTTGAATTGAAAGGGTTTTTTGGCGTCAGTCAGTTTGTCAGTTAGCTAGGGTGGATGACAGCCTTGACGCAACGGCCAAAAACCCCCATAAGCGTGGACATGACCGTGCTCAAAAATATCAGGCATGAAAAATTCGCGCAGCTTGTGGCGGGCGACCGGCGTCCGAGCGTGGCGTATGCTTGGGCGCGCGCTGGCGACGGAACGGAACCGACGGACGCCGATGCGGTTGGAGCGACGCGCTGGATAAGCAGCGTTAAAATCGCCGAGCGCATCAAAGAGCTGCGTGAACAAGCGGCCGAGAAAGCCGAGTGGACGATCGCCGATGCGCTGAAAGAATATCTCCAGATCGCGACGGCTCCGGTCAATGAGTTGCAATCGACGCGCATCGGGGCGTGCCGCTATTGTCATGGCGACAATCATCAATTCCAGTGGAAGGAGCGAGAGTTCATCGAAGCGTGCCAGCGCGCCGAGGCGGCCGACCCGCCCGCACCGCTGCCCGACATCGCCGGCGGCTTCGGCTATCGCTTCACCGCGCCGCCGGACCCCGATTGCCCGGAGTGCGAGGGCGAGGGGAAGACCCGTGTGGTCATCCACGACACGACGAAGCTCAGCCCACAAGCGTTGATGATTTACGAGGGCGTGAAGAAAACCAAAGACGGCATCGAGATCAAGATCGCCGATCGCAAGGGCGCGCGTGATGCGGCCGCTAAAATTATTGGCGCGTTCGTCGACCGTAAGGAGATTAGCGGCCCCGGCGGTGCGCCGGTCAAGCTGGACCTGTCGGCGCTCAGCGAGGAACAACTCCGGGCGTTGGCGGCCATTGCAGTTAACGGCTGAACACGTCTGGGAAGCGCAGCGCGAGTTGTGCCGCCGATCATTCGTCGACTTCGTGCGGCTCGCATGGCCCGTTATCGAACCCGCCACCCCCTACGTGCACGGCAAGCACGTCGAGGTGGTCTGTTCCGTCCTTGAGGCGGTAGCGCGCGGCGAGATACGCCGCCTCGTCCTGAACGTGCCGCCAGGAACGATGAAATCCACCCTGGTGGGGGTGATGCTCCCCGCGTGGCTGTGGGGGCCGCAGGGGCGTCCAGGCGAGCGGTTCGTCGGGGTGGCGCATGAGCAGACGCTCGGCATTCGCGACAACCTCAAGTGCCGCCGGCTGATCGGCGGCGAATGGTACCAACGATTGTGGGGCGATACGGTCAAGCTGACCAGCGACCAGAACGAAAAGCTCAACTTCGAGAATAACGCGACGGGCTTCCGATCGGTCGCCACACCGAGCAACATCACGGGTCGCCGCGGTTCATTTGTGCTGGTGGATGACCCGCTCAGCGCGAGCGGCGCGAACAGCGAGGCCGAGCGCGAGAAAGTGAACCTATGGTTTCAGGAGGCGCTCCCGACCCGCATGAACGATCCCGAACGGTCGGCCATCATCCTCGTCATGCAGCGGTTGCACGAGCGCGACCCTACCGGCTTTATCAAGGCGCAGGGCTGGGACTGGGAGCACGTGATGCTGCCCATGCGACACGAGCCCGACCGCGCGAGCAAGTGGGACTGGCGAACCGAACCGGGCGAATTACTGTTCCCCGAACGATTCCCCGAGCACGTCGTCGCCGAACTGGAAAAGACGCTCGGCAGCTATGCGTCGGCGGGCCAGTTGCAACAGCGACCGGCGCCGCGCGAGGGCGGGCTGTTCAAGCGCGCATGGTTCCCGCTGGTCGGGGCGATACCGGCAGGGCGTCGCACCCGCGTCCGCGCATGGGATTTGGCGGCGACCGAAAAGAATGCGACGAACAAACCCGACTGGACCGCAGGCGTGGTCATGTCGCGCGGGGCGGACGGGGATTATCTGATCGAAGGGTGCGATCGGTTCCAAGGGTCGAGCCTCACGGTCCATCGCACGGTTCGGTCGCGCGCCGAAACCGACGGGCGCGAAACGGTTGTCCGGTTGCCGCAAGACCCCGGCCAAGCGGGCAAGGACCAAGCGCAGCAATATGTTCGGGAGCTTGCGGGCTTTCGCGTTAAAGTCGTTCGCCCAACCGGTAACAAGGCGGAAAATGCGGAGCCACTCGCGGTGCAGGCCGAGGGGGGCAACGTGTCGATCCTGCGGACCGGCCACGCCGACCGGGACGCATGGATTGAGCCGTTCCTTGACGAGTTATGCCTGTTCCCGGCTGGCGCGCACGACGATCAGTTGGACGCGGCGGCCCACGCGTTCCTGGAGCTTGCGTCGGGCAGCACCTACACCCTAGCCGGCTGGTAAACGCTTGACGCCTCCGTCACTCGGCGCTACCGTGCGGGTTTGAAGGAGTCACGGAGCGATGATAGACCAAGCACGCGAATGGTTGGGGCGGTTGCACGCGGGCAACGCGCCCGAGGCCGATATGGCGCTCGATTTGTTGGGTCGGTTGGATGAGTTCGGAGCGCTCGAAGAAGCCGACGACGGCATAGACGATGAGCGCCGCGAATTACGAGCCACGCTCGACGATGTGGAGGGTGCGATTATGGCTACCGACGCACTGTGGGTTCCGAACGGGCTGGACCATGAACACCCCGCGCAGGCCGTAACGAAGCTAGCGATCGCGTGCCATGACCTCTGCGAAGCCCTAGGCGCCGACGGACCCGAGGAAGCGATTGCAATGGCGCGCACGTTGAGGGAGGCGTTTGAGTGATGACCGATCAGGAGACGGAGGCCCTTAAGCCGTTGGTCGAGGCGTGGGAGCATTTCTTGCGTCTCCCTGCCGAGCGTCCCGACGACATTGAGGAATTTCGCCGGGCCATTCACGCGGCCCAAAAGATTATCTTGTGCCGTCCCGCTCGTCGGGCGCTAGCCGACCAAACATGGCTAGATGCACGCGATGCGGAATTTGACGACCGATGGAACGCGAGGATGAACCCGTGAGCAGTTGGACCGCCGCAGGGCGCGCTAAAGCCCGAGCAACGCGCAACGCCAAGCGAGATGCGCTAACCGAGGCGTTCGCGGACCTTCTGGCGGATGGCGCAACCCCGCATGAGGCGGCGCAGCGGCTCGGCTGCGGAAAGTCGTGGGCGGCTATGGCGCTGCGCCGGTTGCGCGATGGTTTGGGCTGGCAGGCTTGCTAACCGCCCCCCACCCCGCTACAGTGCCACCCCATGCGCGCAACCGACGACCTGATGAACGTAATATCCGGCCTCGGAACGGGCCGCGATAAAAACGTCTACAACACGTACGCCGTTCGGCAAGTCACCAGCTACGAGGTGAACAACGCGTATCGCTCCAGCGGTTTGACGCGCAAGGTCCACGACATCTATCCGCTCGAAATGACGCGGGCGGGCCGCGATTGGCAGACCAAGGGCGATGAGCTCGACGCGCTTTATGCGGAAGAGACGCGCCTGAAGGTGTGGCCCAAGCTGCGCCTCCTCGCCCAGCGCGCGCGGCTCTACGGCGGCGGCGCATTGCTGCTTGGCATCAACCGAGGCGCGCCGTCCGATCCGATCACACCCGAAACGATGCGGCCGGGCGACCTGTCGTTTATCCACGTGCTCAGCCCGGACCAGTTGCGCGTCGAGGCGATCGACCGCGACCCGACCAGCCCCTTCTATGGCGAACCCGAATATTACCGCCTGACCGACAGCATGAGCACGTTGGTTGACCCGTCGCGCGTTATCCCGCTCATCGGCCAAGCGTTGCCCGACCCGCTAACCGAGGGGCGCTTCTGGGGCGACCCGCTGCTGACCAGCCTGTGGGGCGCGCTGAGCAACTCCGACCTCGTGCACCAGACCGTCGCGGCGCTGCTGCCCGAGATCAAGGCCGACACGATCAGCATTCCCGGGTTGGGCCAGTTGCTCCTGTCGTGCGAGGGCGAGTCGCAAGTCACCAAGCGTATCGCTGCGGCGAGCTTGATGCAGTCGATGTTCAACGTTCGGCTGCTCGATGGCGGCGATGGTAGCCAGCAGAACCCCGGCGATAAGTGGGAGACGCGCCAGCTAAACGTGACGGGCTACCCGGCGCTTATGGAAGCGTTCATTGCGCGCGTGGCGGCCGAGACGGACATTCCCGTCACGCGGTTGGCCGGCGTCGCACCGGGCGGGCTCAACGCGAGCGGCGATAGCGAACAGAAAGACTTCGAGAAAGCGGTCAACTCGCGGCAAGAGACCGAGTTGCGGCCCGTGCTTGATCGGCTCGATCCGTTTATTGCGGCCAATGTCGGGCAGAGCGAGGTGCCGTATTTCAGCTTCGCGCCGCTTAGCCAGTTGAGCGAGAATGAGCGCTGGGACATTGAAAAGAAGCGTGCCGATACGTTCGCCGTGTATGTCAACACTGGCGCGTTCGGCGATGATCTTGCGGCGAGTACGCGCCTCGCTATGGCCGAGTCGGATATGTGGCCGGGGCTTGAACCTGAAGCGCCTGAGGAAGAATTTGAGGAGCCCGACCCGGACGAGGTGTTGGGCGTGCCGCCTGTTACGGTGCCTGCGGCTTAGAGCGTGCACACCCGACAAGAGCCGCTTTGCTGCAATTCCCGAACGATATTATCCAGCGAGCGGTTGGGGATTTTACCCTTCTCAAACTCAGCGCGCATATCGGCCAGTTTCGTCGGCCACGAGTCGCGACCCGGCGTGCGATAGGTGTTGCCCGATTTAAGTTCATCTTGAACGGCGTCCTCGAATATTTCCGGGTGGACCGCCCACAGCAAAAACCATTCGCCAATTTTCTGATGATAGCAACGCGCGCAATCGGTTCGCACCGGGCAGTCGATGCCGCGCTCGCGCAAGGCGTCGTGAACGTCGGGGTCGCCCATCCCCCACTCTCGGAGCGGGAAGCGCATTGTCACGCCTTCGATGTCCGAGAATGCACCGCCAGCGCGCCCGGTTTCGTCAGCGCGGAGGCCAACGTAAGAGACGACCGGACCGATCGCGGCTTGGGTTCGGAGGAAATCACGATACGGCTCGATCTTGAGGATGCGCGTGCAAAACCTCATGCGAAAATTCGGCAGCATTCCTTCCTTCGCGATCACCGATTTAAGCGTGCCATTCATCACTGGGATAATCCGCTTACCGAGCACATTATCGGAACCGAGGAATTTCCAAAATTCGAACATCTCGGGCAATTCGTCGCCGGTCGGCGTGCAAATGTAGTTATACGGGCGGGGCTCGCGTTCCTTCAAAAGCAACGAAAGGGCCGTGGAATCGTGGCCGCCGCTAAGCGCAACGATGTGCGCCACTCCATGCTCGTCCCGTTCAATCACGTTGCGCACTCCGCTGGTCTTTGCCTTGGATGTAATCGAGATGGAACCACGCGGGGCGGCCCATTTTAGCCTCACCGGGCTCGAATGTTCGGTATATGGCCTCCATCGGGTCTTGAACAGTGCACGACCGCTGCCCCAACCCGGCGACTAGATGCTCGGCCAACGAATCGGCGATGTTCGCCAAATCCATAGGGCCGAGTGGAAATCGCGGGTAGTTAATCAAACCGACGGCCACGCCTCGCTCGGTTCCGCCGCGATACGTGAAAGTGGTCGGCGTGACGGACACGCAAAAGCCCACGTCATCGCAAAATTCGCGGCACAATCGTTCGGCTTTGGCAGCGTCGCCCGCGATCCAAATGGTGATAGTCCAAGCTGGTGCTTTCTTCTCGATCATTGGTTTGCTCCTTTGCGCCAAACCGTAGCGCGCCTGACGCCCCCGTCAATAGCTAATTTGCCCCCTATGTGCCACACTCCGCGCCAGCAAGAGGAGATTGACGATGCGTAACGAAGGAACCCGCGACATGCGCCGCGAAGGATGGGGCGGCGATATCGAGCAGGACATCGGCGGCTGAGGTGCCCATCAACCTCGAAGCCCTAGCCCGCGCGAACGGCGTCCGACGCAGCCGCCCGCTCCCCCGCATCCGCACGACCAACGCGCAGCGCGATCAGTTGCGCGGCATATACCTCCAGGTCGTCGCGGCATGGGTCAATGGCGCAACCCGCCGGCTGTTGCCCGAGTATCGCGCGACGATCACCGATACGATCCCCGAATACGAAGCGAAAGAAGGGATGCTCGCCAACGAGATCGCTGTGCTCGTCGCGAACCTCACCGTTACGGGCGGCGCGCTTGATGTGTGGGCGTCGGGTGTCGAGCGTTGGCACCGCAACCGCGTCATAAGCGGCGCGCTGTCGGCCACCGGCATCGACCTGACCACGATGCTCAGCCCGTTCGATGTGCGCCAGACGGTGCAAGAGGCGCTCGCATGGAACACGTCGCTTATCCGTAACGTGTCGGAGGATATGCGCCAGCGAATCGCTAACGTGTTTTTCGCGGGCTTCCGCAACGGCACACCGCCGCGGACGATCGGGCGCGAGATTGCCGAGGTCGCCGGGATTGGTCGGCGCCGCGCTAATAACATCGCTGCGGACCAAACGACGAAGCTGTCGGCGGCGTTGGACCGGGCGCGGCAAGCGGAAATGGGGCTAGAGGAGTGGGTGTGGCGCAGCAGCCATGTTGTAAATTATCGGCCCGAGCATCTCGCCCGCGATAACAAGCATTATGCGAATAGCGCGGCTGAAGCGGAGCGGTTAGGGCTGCGCCCGCCCCCTGCGGACCTTCCGGGCGATTTGATTCACTGTTCGTGCACGCGACAGGCTTGGCTGCGGCTTGAGGGCGAGGCTGTTACGGCTGAACAGGTGGAGTGATGCTTCGCGCCACATGAGATGCCCAGAGGAGTTGCGCCAACTCTCGCGTGGGCCGCTCGAAGCTTTCGCCGCATTTGCAGATAACAGCCCAAGTGCCGCCTTCTTGGAACCAACAGCCGTCCGGGTAATGTTGGGCTATTTTTTGAGCTTTCATTTCGTCACCTCTTCGTAAATTCGACCAAGCGCTGCGTTAAAATATCCCTCGTCGCGCTCGATGCCGATCCACCGCCGACCGCTCCGCTCAGCCGCGATTGCGGTCGTTCCAGAACCGAGGCAATTATCTAGAACGGTCTCGTCGGGCTGGGTGTATGTTCGGATTAGATACTCAAAAAGCGCAACGGGTTTTTGCGTTGGGTGCAGCGATTTACCCCGCTGCATATTATCGCGAGGGATTTCTAAAATGTTAGTGGGGTATGCGGTGTTGTACGTTTTTACGATTCTTTCGCCGTTGTCGTCTAGACTCGCGCTATCCATATGTTGGGCCTCCCCGTTCTTTGGGAGCGGCAACACGTGGCGATATGGCTCAACTTCTCGCATAATTGGATAGTATGCGGGCGTTCCCCGGCAAAAAACTACGCAATCCTCAATAACCCTCATAGGATAGCGTTTGGCTTGAACGAAGTTCGTTCCGCGCTCTTTTCGCCAATACCACGTTGCCTTATAGTGCTTTAGCTGGCTCGCGATGAGCGCAGTCGTAAAAGGTTGCGATGCGGTCAATACAATCGCAGCGTTCGGCTTAGCGATACGCCAATATTGTTCCCATAGCGGCTCGAACGGAATAACCGAGTCCCAAGAGCAGGCCGTCGTGCCGTAGGGCAAGTCGCACAATATCATATCCACCGAAGCGTTCGGCAGCGTCGCCATTTGCTCCAAACAATCGCCGAGCAGCAAGCGCCCCGAGCCTATTTCCATCTCAAAATCTCCTTACCGCGCGACCCTACGCATCCCTGACACCGCCGTCAATAGCCAATCCCCCCGCCCCGCGCTACAGTGCCACCCCATGAAGCTTTGCGTGTCCGATAAATTGACCACTGGCGACGTTACGCGCCTCCCCGATGGGCGTATGCTCGTCGAGGCGCGCATCGCCCGCACCGGCATGTATCAATACGCCGGTTACGAGATGGGCCGCCACGATAAAGCCGTTCTCAACATTTATCGCCCCGAAGAAACCGTGTTCAGCGATGCGAGCATGGCCACGTGGGCGTATAAGCCGATCACGTTGGACCATCCCGCCAGCGACGTAACGCCCGATAATTATCGCGACCTGGCACGCGGCATCTCGGGCGGCGAAATCCGACGCGACGGCGAGTTTGTCGTTGTGCCGCTCATGCTCACCGATCGCGCCGCTATCGACGCGGTTGAAGCGGGCAAGCGCGGGCTAAGCGCCGGTTACGCCGTCGAAGTCGACATGACCGCGGGCGTTACGGATAGCGGCGAGGCTTATGATGGCCGCATGGTCGGGCCGATCCAAGGCAACCACATCGCCATCGTCGCCAACCCGCGCGCCGGAACATTTATCGGGGATTCGTTCCCACCCACAGAGAAGGAGGGTCCGATCGTGACCACGAAAACCATTACGTTCGACGGGCTTCCCTTGCTCGTCACCGATGCGGCTGAGGCGGCGCTTGCGAAGCGTGACGCCTCGCTCGCCGACGCTCAGGCGACCATCACCGCGCTTCAGGCCGACGTGGCCGCTCGCGATGCGGACCTCGCCAAGCGTGACGCGGAAATCGACAAGCTGAAGGCCGATGCGCCCGATCAGGCCGCTATCGACAAGCTGGCCGACGAAAAGGCCGAAGTCGTCGCACGGGCGCGCGCCATTGTTGGCGACAAGCTGGGCGATACGGCCGGCAAGAGCGCCGCAGACATTCGCCGCGCCGCCGTTGTAGCCAAGCTGGGCGACGCCGCGGCGACCGACAAGAGCGACGACTATATCGCCGCCCGGTTCGATGCGCTCGTCGAGAGCGGCAAGGGCGCAACGGCCGACGCCGTTACCGATGCGGCGGGCAAGACCGTTGCGAACGACGATGCTCACGCGGGCTACCTCGCCCGTATGACCAAGCGCGCTTAAGGAGCACCGAACAATGGCAATTCTTCCCACCCCCCTGACGAAGCCCGCGAAGGGCAAGCCGGGCCAGTTCCAGAATATGGAAGAGTGGAACGCTTTTACCGCGTTCGTCTCCGGCACGACGACCAAGCCGATCGGTTTTGGCCATCCCGTATCGCGTAACGGCGTTGCCGACGACGGCACCGCGATCGTTAAAGCGCTCGCCACGACTGAGGTTTTCGCCGGTTTCACCCGCGAGAATATCACGACCGCCGGAACGACCCAGACCGTTTACGCCGATGGCGAAAAGATCGGCGTTGCGGACGAGGGCGTTATCTTCGGCGCACCGGCTGGCGCTGTGCTTTCCGCACAGGGGGTCGTCTGGTGGAACCCCGCCGATAATACGTTTCGCGCGGCAACGGGCACGGGCTTCATGCTGCTGCCTGGCTGTCGTTATGACCAGCCCGCCAAAATCGGCGAGCCGGCGGTCATCCGTTTCCGCGTCGCGCCTGACAGCGCCGCAATCACCGCTGCGTCGTAAGGGAGTAGCTAATTATGAATATCACCGACGCACAGGGTCTGGCATTTCTCCGTCAGCAGACCACGGTCCTTTCGAGCCGCGCGTTCAACCAGGAATACGACCTCGTAAACTGGGCCGAACTCGTTCCCGTCAATACCGACTATCCCGAATGGGCGAGCGGCGTTGACTTCCAGGTCGGCGACCTCACCGGTGCCGCACAGTGGCAGTCGGGTTACGCGAAGGACGTTCCGCTTGCCGATGTGTCGCTCCTCAGCGTTTCGTCGCAGTTCGCGATGTATGCGGTCGGATACCGCTACAACGTGGAAGAGGTGGGCAAGGCGTTGTTCGCGGGCTACCCGCTGACCGCTCGCAAAGCCGTTTCGGCGCGACAGGCGGCAGACATCTTCGTTGCGGAAACCGCGCTCTATGGTGCGGGTCATCCGGGCTGGACCGGCCTGCTCAACCTCGCTGGCGTCACGCCCGCGTTGTCGCCCAACACCGGCACAGGTTCGGCTCGTAACTGGGTCGACGCGAACGGCGTTGGACTCAAGACTCCCGAGCAGATCGTTGCGGAACTCAACTCGCTGCTCATGGGTCCGTCCGCGGCGTCGGGCATTCTGGCTTCGCTCATCGGCGATACCATCCTGCTCCCGCCGCTCGCCTATACTTACATCGCCACGACCCCTTACGGTGTGACGAGTCCGAACGCCACGATCCTTCAGTGGTTCATGGCGAACAACATCTACACGACTCGCACCGGTCAGCCGGTCACGATCCGCGAGATGCCTGCGCTCGCCGATGCGGCTACCACGACCAGCCCCGCCAATGTGGCCGGGCAGGGTCGCGCGGTCGGCTATCGCAACTCGCAGGACGCTCTGGAACTGCCGATGCCGATGCCTTACAACTTCCAGCCGGTGTATCAGGACGGTCCTCTTCAGTGGGCCGTGCCGGGTATCGGCCGCGTTGGGCAGTTGATCCAGATTCGCGACGCCGTGCGCTATCTAGATGGCGTAACGCCGGCACCGTAAAGACTACGTGGGGCGCGAACTAAGCCTGTTCAATATGTACGTTCGCGCGCGCCAGATCGACGCGACTATCGCGGTTCCACCCGATGCGTTCGGGGTGGGCGACTGGTCTGTCGCGCCCGACGAGGGCGAGGCCATTGTCACGATCACGACGCTGCCGGAATATAACGGCCATGAACTAACCGGCATTGCCATCCGCGTCGACGAAGGCGACGTAACGATTGTCGAGCCTGAAACGGGCGATCATGAAATCCCGCTCGACCCCGGCGAATATACGGTTGACATCGCGGCGATCTCTGCCGCTGGACAAGGCGATTGGTCGGACCAAAAGACCGTGGAGGTTGTGGAATGAAGATCGTCAACCGCACTAAGGTTGACCAGGTATTCGGCGGCGTGACTATCGCGCCGGGCGAAACATGGGAGGACGGCAAGCCGACCAAGCCCTCGCCTAAACGTGGTCGCCCGCGCAAGGAAAAGTAAATGCCCAAGGAACCGCTTGGTATAACCTTCGTCGTCCCGGCTGGGCAGGAAGCCACTGGCGTTTACGAAGTGGAAGGCGGTGTTGAAGTATTCGAGACAGATACGCCGTATTTGCTGAGTGATGGCCTGGCATTGATGCCGCCATTGCCCGTCTTCGATGCTGGAGGGGCCGTATTCACCGACAGCATGGGCAATGTGCAGCGGGCGCTTGGCGTTAGCGGGCTCGACCCGGAAAGCCCGGTTATAAACGGTGTCGTCCATCAAGGCGACTATGTATTTAACGAAGGCGAGAGGGTGGTACACAATGGCGGAAGTTGAACTCTCCGCCCTCGGTAGCGTAATCAAGACAGCCTACGAGGGCGAACCCGACACGAACGCATTCACAGACGCGGAAAAGAGTAAGCTGTCCGGAATCGAGGCCGGGGCGACGGCCAACGATTCAGATGCCGATCTTCGAGATCGATCGACGCATACCGGAACTCAGACGGCAGCGTCCATCGTGGACTTGCCTGATCTTCTCGCCGGCAAGGCTGACGCAATTCCGGGGAAGGTTCTCTCCGACACAAACTTTACGCAAGCTGAGAAGGAGAAGCTGGCGGGCCTTGAGGACGCTCACTTCAAAGGGGTGTATGTAGGTCTCACGGGATTGACCGATGCCCACCCTACCGCAGCCGCTGGGGATTATGCAGTTGTCGATGACGGTGTCAATCTGACGTGGTATCAGTGGGACGCGGACAACGCGGAGTGGGCGGCGCGTGTCGGTGAAAGCACCGAAATTACGCCAGCTCAAGTCAAGAGCTATTACGAGGGCAACCCGGACACCAACGCATTCACGGACGATGAGAAAGCGCGGCTGGCCCAGTTGGGCGGCACTGGCCGGTTCACCATGCGTCGCATTGGCACGTGGGACGCGGAGACGAACACCCCTGAGCTGATAGACGGAGCAGGCAACGCGGGGGATTACTATGTCGTGACCACGGGGGGCACGCACAACTTCGGCAGCGGTGCATATAATTTCTCGCAATACGATTGGGTGCTCTACACGGGCGGAACGTGGCAGCGGTTCGCGGCAAACCCTCCTGCGCTGGCATGGGACGAAATATCGGGTAAGCCCGCCGTCTATATCCCGCGTGGCACGATCAGCCCGCCGATTCCCGCTTTATACGGGACCAACACTGAAGGCGTCGCAGTTCCAACCTCCGCGTCCACTGACTACCCCATAAACAGTGCTAGTTTCGACACCTTTAGCATAATGTCTGATGGGAAGATCGTGATCCCATCGTGGGCTAGCCGTTTCCGCCTCACTGCCTCCATAAACTTTGGGGCTAATCCTAATGGACGCAGGCAGGCCTCGGTGTTCATCAATGGCGGGAATAGCACCACAACGCGCGTGATGGCTGTCCCCGATGCTCTTACTAGCGTGCCACTCATGACGCCTATTCGGCCAGTCAGTCCGGGTGACATTCTCGATATCAAGGTTTTTCAGACCTCGGGTGTTGAGTTGAGTGTTTCGAACACGTCTTGGGTCCAAGTTGAATTATTCGAGTAAATCTAACGGAGTTTCTTTAGAGGCCTTTCGAGCCACCCGCGAAGGGCACGGGATCCCGACCTCTTTGCGGTCCCCGGCATCGGTCGGGTTGGCCGATTGATCCAGATCAGAGACACCGTGAGGTATCTTGATGGCGTAACACCTGCGGGGTCGCAACATGCAAGGGGCCGTCTCGCTAACGCGGGGCGGTCCTTTTCTTAGCCTGCGAGTCGAGCCAGTACGCCGCCCACCATATGTTTGCCGCGAGTAACAGACGATTTTGGTCCATCGAACCTGGGTCTTTCAAGAATAGTGCGGCGACAAAAAATGCGACCGTCAGTATGAGCGCGGGGTTCATGTTCGTGCTTTCCGTTCTAAGCCCTCGGCCAACGTGAGCCGCGTCCGCAAGGCAATCGCCAGGTCGCGCGCAAGGTCCAGTTGGTTGGCGATCAACAGCCGCCGCATCTCGATCAGATCGTCGGTGTCGGCGCGCAGCCATTCGAGCGCATCGTCTAGGGTCATGCCCGCCACCACTTACGGACGCCGCACCGCGTGCACATGAGCTTGCTAATCCGGTTCGTCTCGAAAATAGCGGCGGTCGGGTGCCAGTTGTGCAGCCCGATGAAGCAGAGCAGGCGGCTCACTTCTTAGGCTCCTTCGGTAGTGGGGTCCAATGCGTGGCGGGCCACATCTGCGCGTTAAAATGGCCGAGCCCGGTATATGTATCCTTAGGATTAATATCGCGCCCGTGCCAGCGATCGACCTTCGCGTAGCCGTAGCGAGCGAAGCGGCACCCTTTAACGAATCGAGCGGCTACAAAGAACGTCCCGTCGCGCGGCGCGGTGTCGATCGGTCGCCACTCGCTCATTTCCGCAACTCCCGCCAAATGACCCAACCGCTAAACGCCATGATCCCGGCGCAAACGAGCAGTGCTACTGCGTGTCCCATTTCCAAGCCTTTCGTTCCCAATATTCGCGCCGCAGTTCACGCTCGCGGCGCTTGAGCATTTCGCGGGCCTGTCGCTCGCGGTGCTGGCGGAGGGTGTCAGTCATGCGACCAGCTTCTCAACCGTGCGGCTCTCGTGCACCGTGACGCGCACCCCACGAGCGGCCCGATCGTCGCGGAACGCAAGGGCGCGCTCCAGCGTATCGAACGATGCGACCGGCAGACCCGTGCCGCTGCGGACTATGTATGAGACGGCGGGGGTCATGCCGTCACCCCATAAGCCGCGAAGAAGGCCAAGACCTCGGCAGGCACGTTACCTTCAACCGCGTGGTCGCTCAGTTCGTTGTTGAGGTTTTCCCACGCATACCGGCTATATTCGTCGGGGTCGTCGCCTTGGGTCAAAATGCCGTAATGAGCGGCTTCTTTGGCGCGCGACACATAGCCGAGGATGCGACCGCGGAAAGGTGTTGCGGTCTTGAGGCTTGCTGCGGCTGCGCTGATTTCGCTAAATTTGGTCATCTCGTTCACTCCGTTTGTTTCTCTCTATGCGAGTCGTATGCACCACATTGACGCCCCCGTCAATAGCCAATCGCATCGCCGCGTGCTACCTTACCGCGTATGGCACTTTACGTCCTTAAAAACCTCACGAACAGCCCGCAGATGGTCGGGCCGCACTGTGTCGGCGCGCGCGCAACGAGCGAACCGCTTGAACTCGACGATCGCATGATCCTGGCGGTTCGAGCGTGCGGTATCTTCACGGTGGCCGATGGGGGCGCCCCGCAGGATGCGTTCGACGCGATGAGCGACGATGAACTCCGCGAGCTTTACGAAGTCGTCGCGGGCAAGAAACCGCATCACAAGCTCGGCCGTGACAAGCTGCTTGAGACCGTTCGCGCCGATGGCTAACCCCACGCCCGCCAACTTCAAAGCGCGTTACGTGTGGGCCGCCAGCGTGGCCGATGCGACCGTGCAGATGTATCTAGACGAAGCGGCGGCGGACCTCGGCCCCGAGTCGTGCTGGGGCGCCGCATGGCCGCGCGCCGTGATGCTGCTCGCGGCGCACCGCATGACGGTCGACGGGCTCAACCCTAACGCGCAAGGCGCAGCACTGGCGGCGGGCGGGATGCAGTCGGTGCGGAGTGGCACGCTGTCGCTCACCGTGGCCGACTGGGCATCGTCGGGCGGCTATGGCAGCACGCAGTACGGGCAGGAGTTGCTCGCGCTCGGCAAGCGTTACCGCGGCGCCGGTCCGATGGTCGTTGGCGGCTGTGGCGCAGGTGGCGGAACGAGCGGCTACGCTAAGGACGCGCCGCTCGCTGGGTTGCCGTCGGGGTATGGCGGTCAGTGACGCTCGAAAGCATCATCAACGGCGCGCTATTGTCCGTCATGCCCGCGCTCTACCGCGCCGGCACGTACCACACGGCCACCCGCATCGAGCAACCCAACGGCGACGTTACGGAGTCGTTCACTGACACACCCTGCAAGGTACAGCGCGACGTATGCAGCGAACGGATGCGGCAAGCGGCGGGCTATACCGAGCGTGACGTTGCGCTTATCATCCTCGCATATGGCGGCGTGCCCACGACCGACGACGAAGCGACCGATGCGGATGGCGCGCGGTGGAAAATCGCCAGCGTGGATCGCTCGGCGGATACGTCGCATTGGATTTGTCGGGGGACTCCAGCATAGCCTGACACCGCCGTCAATAGCCCATCACGGGCCGCTATGCTACGGTCGCGCGCATGAAGTATCGTTTCCTCGTCGATTATCGGCATCGCTGGCCGTCTCGCGCCCATACCGAGTTTAAGGCGGGCATGGTGATGACGCTCAAGCGCGAAGTGGTCGATTATTGCCTGCCGCGCGGGTTGATCGAGCCTGTTCGGGACGAGCGCCCGCGACGCTACCGCGTGACCGATGGCAAATGACAGCGCGCTATACATCCGCCGCGCGCTCGTTACGGCCCTCAAGTCTGCAGGCCTCGCGGGCGGTCGGGTCTATGGCCCCGGCGTCCCCGCCAACCCCGTATGGCCGTTCGTCGTGGTCGGCAACAGCGACACCGCGCCACTCCGCGCGCAATGCCTGGACGGCGCGGCGTTCGACCTCATCGTTCACACGTTCGCCAAGGGCGCCGATGAGGCCGGATGCGCCGAGCTCAACCGCGCCGTGGCAAGCCTGCTCGACGGCAAAGGCCGCGCGCTCGATGCGCCGTTCCCCGCTCGCATTCGCCGCATGGTGTGGCTGCGCTCGCAAATCATTCGCGACACCGACGAAGCCTCGGCGTGGCATGGCCTCGTTACGTTCCAAGGTTCCGTCTCTAGCTAATAAGGAGCATTCCCATGGCCGTGCCTAGTGTAATTGAGGGCCGCTTTGTTATCTTTGAACTGGGTAACGGCGGCACGCCCGAAGTGTTCACGCCGATTTGCGGCATGTTCGTCAACTCGTACAATACGACGACGCAGACGACCGATCGCTTCCTTCGCGACTGCGACAACCCGACGCTGGTGCCGAACCGCCGGCCCATCGCGACGGGCGTGCAGGAAGACCTCACCCTCAGCGGTTACTTCACGCTCGAAAACCGTGCGCTGGTCGAATCGCTGCGTGGCGGCGTAATCCGCAACGTTCGCCTGATCGTCTACGAAGACGACGGCGTGACCGAAGCGGGCTATTACAGCGGCACGTTCATGTTCACCGCGGTCAATATCGGCGCGCCGGAGAACGACCTCGCAACGCTGGAACTGGTGCTCGCATCGACCGGCTCGCTCATGGCCTGGACCGATGTTGCGCCCCCGACGCTGGTCGACCTGACCGTTACGACCGATACCGCTACCGAGAACGTGCTCTGGACCTCGGCCATCGTCGGCAAGACGCCGGGTAGCACGGTCACCGCCGCGAGCAGCGACTCGACTTCGCTGGTTGTGGCGCCGGATGGCCTCTCGGTTAGCGGCACGTTCGCCACGACGGGAAGCAAGACCATCACGTTTACCGAGACGCATCCTTACGCGGTCGGCTCGCCCAAGACGTCGACCGACACGGTCACCGTCTCCTAGCGAGCATGGCGAGGATCGCATCGCGCAGCCGTTCGGACCCGCGCTGTGCTTTCCTCGCCCACTCGGCTTCATAAGTGCTCCGTTGCGGCTCCATATCGCGGAACCGTTGCGGCTCCATATCGCGGAACCGTTGCGGCGGCGCCTCCACGCTGGCGCGCAGCGCGTGCACCTTCGAGGCGGTCCATTCGCGCGTGTCATATTTGATGTTGACGTGGATCGCTACGGCCGAGTCGTCTTTGATGTAGCTGATCAGGTGGAGCGCGTAAGTCGCTTCGCTCAGGTTGTCGGTTGTCATGCCGTCAGGGCCGCGTGAATGGCATCGCGGGTGCGAATGAAGTTAGGCGTTTGGTCGTTCCGGCCGGAGAGAAAACCCGGCAAGCCCCAAAAGGCGTAACACGCTGCGCGGGCGGCGCGGGTGATTCGATCATCGTCGACCGATACCGCCGCCCCGCGCAGTGCCTCGGTAACGGCTCCTATCTGCGGTCCCCCATCACATTCGCCGCGCAAATACATCGCGGGGTTGCCAAAGTGGCGCCCGCATATCTCCCGCGCACGCTCCACAATCGGGTCGACCGGCAAGAGTGCTTGCGCCGCTTCGATGTCGCCAGCGCGAACGGCTGCGATGAGGGCTTCGGCGTCGACGGTCATTCGCTCGTCCCTTCAAATTCGGTGCGCAGTCGTTCGTATAGATCGCGACGGCTTTCCTTGGCGCGGCGTTCGGTTTCTTCGCGCCCGATGCACGGCTCGATGGCGTCCTCGCAGTGCTCGCACCAGCTATGGCCGCACTCCGTACAGCCCGGCCCGTTATGATAGCCAATGTCCATGACGAAAAAATCGATATCGCCGTCCTCGTCGCGGCGCAGCTTGTGGCCCGCCGCCTCCAACTTATCGTAATAGGGATTCTCTCGGCTCATCATTCATCTCCTTCGCCCCGTTCCTAACCTCGACTTGACAAGCGCGTCAAGCGATTTATACCGCTCCTAGATCGGAGGAAATTATGGATGAGTTGATCGCGCGGATTGAGGCGGCGAGCGGGGCTTCCCGCGAACTGGACTGGGAAATTCACCTTCGCGATGGTTTGGATGGCGTCGGCTATTACGGGGGGCATCCGTTTTATACCTCCAGCGTCGACGCGGCGCTAACCCTCATACCGGTACATTGGAATTGGTCTTTGTATTTTAGCGCGTGGGAAAACCATACGGACCAACGAAGCGGCCCGCCAGAGTACGGGGCGAACCTAACTTTTCGCGGTCGTGAGAATAAAGCGACCCGCTCGGACGCAGCAACCCCTGCACTTGCCCTATGCGCCGTAGCCCTGCGAGCGCGCCAGTCATGACCACCCTAACCATGCCCATCCCGCTAGGCGACCAGCAATATAACGCTCGCCTCACCGTGCCGCAGATAGCCGAACTGGAGCGCAAGCTCGACGCGCCCGCCGGTGCGATACTCGGTCGGCTGCTCGCCGGCTGCTACATCGGACCGGATAGTAGCATCGTGGACGGCGCGCTTATCGAGGCGGGCTTCAAGGACGCGGACATCACCGAGGTCATCTATCACGCGCTCTGCGGCGGCGGGTCGGTCGATCCTGGCCGCGCGCGCCAACTGGTTCAAACCTACGTCGCGGAGATGCCGCGCAAGCCTAACTGGTTGATCGCCGCGAACCTGATGCGCGTGTATATGGAAGGATACACCCCGCCAAAAAAGCCCGAGGCCCCGCGCGGTCGGGGCAAGCGCAAGGCGACGGCCGAATCGACTACGGCGCCTATCTAGCGGACTGCGCGATGTGCGGCGGCGTCGATCCGAACAGCTTGACGCTTTGGGAATGGCAGGCGCTGACGTGGAACTGGAACGATCGCCACGCCGTTGACGATGGGCCGGATGGCGGGGGCGCTCGGCCCGACCCGGATAAGGTGCGGGCGGCTATGGCGGCTCGGGTCGCAAAGAGTAAGGAGACTGCACCGTGACGGTTACGGAGATAATGGCGCGGGCGATGATTGACGTGCCTGGAGATATCGTAAGTCTGAGCGTGTCGGGTAATCCTAGCGATTGGGCAAAGGCTCGCGAACGGGTCGTTGGCATCACTCTGGCCGCGCTGACTGAAGCGGGCTTTGCGATTGTGCCGCGCGAACCAACGCCGGGGATGATCGAAGAGGGCATGCGCGTTGAATGCGGCAGTGGGTCGTTTGTTCTAGCCGATGCTGTCGCCGCGTCCTACCGCGCCATGCTTGCCACCGCGCCGCAACCGTGATACCGCTCGGCCATGGCCGCCCCGCTCAAGTTCAACCAGCTATTGGATAGCTTCGCAGGTCCGCAGCTTCGGCGCGATGTGTCGGCCGCTCTGTTCGCCGCTGCGGATGATGTTCGCGCCCGTTCGCGGGTCAGCATATCAACCGGGGGCCTATACGGGGACGCACACGTGCCGTCCGCGCCGGGCGAACCTCCAAATAAAGACACCGGTTTCCTGAATGACTCGCATGAGACGCGCTTGCCCGCGTGGAACCACGCTCAGGTGGCGGTGACGGCCGATTATGCGGTTCCGCTCGAATATGGCACGTCTCGCATCGAGCCGCGCCCGTTCCTCGGTCCGGCGACGCGGGCCAGCCGTAAGGACGCCACCAAGCGTCTCACGCTCGCCATTCAGCAAGCCGCGCGCCGCGCCGCCGCGTCCGTAGGGGGCCGCTGATATGGCGGTTGTCGCCGAGGAGCTAATCTCCGACCTGATCGTTCGGGATGGCAAGCTCCGCACGGGCATTCGGTCGGCGCAGCAAGCATACGGCGCGGGCATTGGGTCGATGCGCAACGATACGAAGCGGTTTGAGAGCGAGTTTAATCGATCCGCGAGTAATATCTCGTCGGGGTTTAAGCAGCTTGCGGGCACGCTTGCCGCCGGCGTATCGCTCGCGGCGACTAGCCAGTTAATCGACAGCTATACGCGCTTACAAAACTCCCTCCGCGTGGCCGGTCTTGAGGGCGAACGGCTCCAGTCGGTGCAGAACGATTTGCTCGCGCTCAGCACCCGCTACGGCGTGAATATCGAGGGACTGGCGAACCTATACGGCAAGGCAACCGACGCGGGTCGTTCGTTCGGAGCAAGTGAGGCGCAAATCCTCCAGCTAACCGAGGCTACGTCGCAATCGCTGCTCATCACTGGCACGCGGGCGGAACAAGCGAGCGGTGCGATCCTCGGGCTTAGCCAGGCACTCGCAAGCGGCGCTGTGCGGGCCGAGGAGTTTAACCAGATTAACGAGGGCGGTTTGCGTCCTCTGCTCCAAGCGGCGGCGGCAAGCGAACGTTTTGGCGGCGATATTAACAAGCTGCGCGCGGCCGTGTTGGCGGGCACCGTAAGCAGCCAAGAGTTTTTCAACGCGATTATGGCCGGGTCGGCGCAACTTGAGGGCCAAGCCGCAAAAGCCACGCTCACACTATCCGGCGCGTTCGAAGCACTTAATAGTAAACTCACAGTTTATGTCGGTAGCGCTGCCAGCGCCAGCGGCGTGACCGGGGCACTCGCATCTGGCATTGGCGCTCTAGCGAATAACCTCGAAACGATCATTCCCGCGCTCGCGATTATCGCTGCAGCGATAGGGGTGCGCTATGTGGCTGGGCTCGCCGCCGCAACGGTAAACTCAATAGGGTTACGGGTCGCCTCTGTTGGTCTCGCCGTGTCGCTTAATGGCGTCGGAGCTGCTGCAACTGGCGCAGGTGCTTCGCTCGTAGCTGCGCTTGGGGGCCCGGTTACTGCGGCCATACTTGCCGTTGGCGCGGCAATCGCCGGGCTGTCGTATGCCGTTCGCGATACGAGTGCTTCCTTAGATACCTTGCAGGGCTCGGTCAACGAAGCCAAAGCCCGGTTGGAGGACGCGCGCAAACAAGCCGCAGCGGCAGGCGTCGACATCAAGCGAATGGGCGACAATGCCGACGGCGCAACTGGCTCCTTCTCGGCGTTGAATAGCGTCTTGTGG